GCTGTCTTGATCGATAGCATCAATCAAATAGTTCGTGAAGATGATATTTTATTTCACTTAGGTGATTGGTCTTTTGGTGGTTTTGATTCTATTGCAGAATTTAGAAACCAACTTAACTGTAAGAACGTTCACTTGATTTTGGGTAACCATGACCACCATATTGAAAATGACAAAGAAGGCATCAGATCATTATTTGCATCTGTTAACCACTATTTGTTTTTGACTTTGGTTCAGCCAACTGATAACAAGCACATCAAACATCGTTTTGTTTTGTGTCACTTTCCTATTGCAAGTTGGAATGGAATGGGTGATGGCGTTATGCATTTACACGGCCACGTCCATTTGCCTGAACACTCTAGGATTGCTAAAGGTCGAGCAATGGATGTGGGTGTAGATGGAAATGATTTAAACCCAAACAGTTTAGAAGAAGTTTTAAATCTTTTAAAAGACAGACCAAAATTGGCATTAACCTTACCAAAAGATCATCATGAAAATTAGAATCAATAACATAGAGTGTAAAAAATACACAACTACCAAAGTAGATGAAATATTTTACGAGATAATTAAGTGGCAGCCAAATCCACACTTTGGTAAAGAACAAGAGTATCGAGATGCGGGATATGTTGATAGTTTCGGTGGAGAGTACTTACAAATTCCAACTGGAGGCCATTCAATTCAAAAGTCACTCTTTATTCACAAGGAATCTTGTTTTATGATTGCATCATTACGTTTAAATAGACGAGAACCAGATATTAATTTAGAAAGCGTAGGTTCTCGTCTTTTAGACTTAACTGAAGATGAACAAAAAGATTTCTTTGAAGTTTACAAATTAGCTAATCAAAAAATTTACAAAAAACACTTTAAAAATGACTAAAAAATTATACATCGTACGCGGAATACCAGGATCTGGCAAATCAACATTTGCATTAAACTTAGTTGGCTCAGACTTTTTAGTTTGTGAAGCTGATAAGTATTTTATGGTCGACGGAGAATATAAGTTTGATGGCTCTAAATTAAAAGAGGCTCATGAATCTTGTCGAACTTTGGTTGAAACATATATGAAAGATTCATTAGTGAATGACCAATTCTATCGAGAAATTGCAGTTTCAAACACATTCACACAAGAATGGGAAATGCAACCTTATTTTGATTTAGCTAAACAATATGGCTATATGGTCTTTAGCATTATTGTTGAAAACCGTCATGGTGGAGAAAACCAACATGGTGTACCAGCTGAGGCAATTCAAAGAATGAAAGATCGTTTTAATGTTAAATTATAAAAATATGGACGACAAAGAAATAATCATAAAAGCAATTGCGCTGCGCATTAAAGATGAGCAAAAGAAACATGAACATAGTATTCCTGATTGGCATGAAATTGCTGCTAGAAAGATCTATGCTTCATTTGACATAAAACTTCAACATATCGAAGAAGATGTTATATGCCCAAAATGTGAAGGAGTAAATGAATATTCTATATCAAACGATGGCGATTACAGATGTGCATATACTGATTGCCGACATATATTTAACAAACAAGTAATATGAAATCAACAGACTTAAGAATTGGAAACATTATAGATCTGGGCAATAGGATTGCCAAGATTATTGAGATCGGTCATTTATCATGCGTAGTTGTGGACTTAGAAGAAACTCAAGACACAATGGAAGACTACGAAAGAGTAAAAGGTCTTGTCTTAACTGATGAGTGGTTTGAACAGTGGGGATTCCATAAAGACGGTGAGTATTGGTGCAAAGGCATATACGATTACAAGTTTTGCTTTAGATACCGAGACTGGGCTAAAAACTGGGCTTTTTATCAAGAGTTCACTGATAGTCCTGACTCAAATGATGATGGTAAGAAATATCCGATCTCATTTGACATAGTATTTGTTCATCAGATACAGAAATTATGGCATTCATTATTGCATTACGAGATAACACAAACAGAAGACTAAAATCATGATAGAAAAAACAGATTGGCCAGAACCAGTAGTTGAATTAACTAATTTAGCTGTAATGGCCTTTAAGGCCGAGGGTTTATTTGAAGAAGAACCAGAATTGCTAGAAGATTGGTTCTATGAAGCACTTGCAGAAATAGCATTTCCTAAGTTCGTAGCTGGCACAGATATGTGGTGGTCAGAAGATGAGATTGACAATGCCATCAATCGAGGTTTAGCCTACTCTATTACTCTTAAATTAAAGGAAGAGGGTTTAATGGATTGGATTGAAGACGAGAATGGTGATCAAATGATCTTTTTAACAGAAAAGGGCAAGAAAGTCGGCGAGACTTACAAGAAAAAATAAAATGTTCGTAACTTTTTTAGGTCTGGGTGAATTTATTTTCATCCAGATTTTTTTATGTCAAATATTTGTCGTATATTTACTCTATAATTAAAAGAAAGATGATAAGAAATAAAGAAGAAAAATCAGGACCGATCATTATCGATCTTACAGGACCAGAAGGTAATGCATTTGTCCTTATGGGAATGGCAGCTAAATTCGCAAGCCAACTTAAACTTAACAAAGATAAGATCATTGGAGAAATGATGTCAGGAGATTATGAACATCTCTTACAAGTATTCGATCGTGAATTTGGTGAATTTGTAATCTTAGAACGATAAGCCATGGAGATCTATACATTCCCACGTAGTCGGTTTTATGGTGATGTTTTTGCCATAGTCAAAACTTTATCAGGTACTTATGTATGTCCAGATTGGCACCCAGTGCCCGATGGGACTACTAGGGATCAGATCAGGTTCTTCGAAGCAGATAATACGTCTAAAAAACAAGTAGCACCATCAGCTCCTAAAGAGTCCAAACCTAAGCAAGAATGGACAGTAAATGGATCTAAAGCTGGTGTAACTTACACTGTTTCAGATAATAATGGCTCTTGGAGCTGCACATGTCCATCAAATAGTTTTCATCGAGGTGACTGTAAGCACATTAAGGCTAAAAAAGCAGAATTGTTCGCAACTTCTGAAAAATAAATTTTGGGTTGTCAAATAAATCACGTATATTTACTCTATAATTAAAAGCAAAACAACATGCAAAACATCAAATCACAAATCGAATCATGGGTAGCTAACGAAGCTCAAGCTACAATCAACAGCTATTATGCTGCTCATTTATCTAGTTTAAATGTTCCTAGACTTACTGTCAAGTTTGGCGTAAAATATGCTCAAGTTTGGAACGGTACTACTATTTGGGCTTTTATAGCATTATACAATACTCCTGAAAAAGCTGAAATAGCAGGTGACTTACTTAAACCAGCATCTTGGAGAGCACCAGCTAAACACAGTCGTGGTAACATCTTAGAAGGTACAGCATCTTATGGTCCTTACGGTCCAGCTTATATCAACTAAAATGTTCGCAACTTTAGTAAAATAAATTTTTTACTGTCAAATAAATCACGTATATTTACATATAATTAATCAGATAAACAACATGAAAAATCAAATTAAAACCTTCGACCGTGCCACTGTTAAATCTCTTCGCTCTGAAATTGACATGGCTTTAGCTGCACTTTCTAAAAAGTATGGTATTGAAATCTCAACTGGTAATGCTTCCTTCACTGGATCTAATGTAACTTTTAAAGTTCAAGCAGCAGTTAAAGCCTCTAATGGTGTAGTAATGACCAAAGAAGCTAGTGATTTTGCTCGATACGCATCGACTCTTTTACCAGGTGTTAAGATTGGTGATACAGTTTCTATTCAAGGTAACGAATATGTTATCGCTGGTTGGAAAACAAGAGCTCAAAAGAATCCAGTTATTGTTACTCGCAATGGTAAATCTTACCGAGTTACTGCAAGTATGATTAGGTTTTCATCTGTAAATTCAGTAAAATAATTAATATGACAAAGACACAAGCACTTAAATTAGTAGAAATTACTAGTCAACGTCAAGCTGACAATGGTACAGTTTGTTATTTCGATCCAATCGCTAAATGTATTTACATGAGTTACGAATCTGGTTATGTTCGTCGAGCATACCAAACCAGAAATTGGCGAGGACATCTAATCACGACCATTTATCAAGTCAATAAAACTCGTCAAGCAAAAAGAGTTTCTGATTGGTCAGGTTGTGAATACTTTCAAACTGAAAGAATCTTGGTTCCATCTCATGAAGATCGTTTAGATCTGATCTGTCGTGCAGCAGTTAATTACCGTCAAACTCTTAAAAAATATGCAAATGCTTAAGAACCTACAAAACTTTGTTAACGAGTCAAACTCGTCAAACTCAAACACAGATAAGTTGAACGTGCTGAAAAAATATGCACATGATGCAGAAATCTGTAAAATACTCGAGTATACATATAATACTTTTAAGCAATATTATGTTACTTCTAAAAACTGTCAAAACCGCAGCGACTTGGTTGCTCCAGAAAATATGTATAGCAGCCTTTTTGGGCTTTTGGATGATCTCAGTGATCGTAATCTCACTGGCCACTCCGCTATTCAAGCAGTCAATGCGTTTGTTGGCGCACATCGTGAATCCGAGGACCTAATCTGGAACATCTTAGATCGTAATCTTAAGACAAGATCTACTGCATCTATGATTAACACTGCCATTCCTTCGCTTATTCCAACCTTTGATGTTGCATTAGCACAAGCTTACGACGAAAAAACAGCCAAAAAGGTTAACTTTAAAGATGGTTGGTACATGAGCCGTAAATTAGATGGTGTACGTTGTATCGCCATCTTAAGAAAGAACGGAGATGTTAACTTTTATTCTCGAGTTGGTAATGAATTTGAAACTCTTGGCAATCTTAAACTAGAACTTACTCGTTTGGCCCAAGACATCGTTCTTGATGGTGAAATCTGTATGGTTGATGAGAATGGCAAAGAAGATTTCCAAGGTATTATCAAAGAGATCAAACGCAAAAATCACACGATCAAACGTCCTAAATTCTTGGTCTTTGATGCATTGACTCACACTGAATTTATTGAGAAAATGTCAGGTCGTAAATTCTCTGCTCGTCAAGAATATCTTGAAGGTTGGTTTGAAAACTACAATTCAGAATTATTTTTGACAGAGAAACTTGAGCAGATCAGAATCGAGAACGAAGAACAAATGAATTCATTTATTGCTGAAGGAACTAAAGAAGGTTGGGAAGGTATTATGCTTCGCAAAGATACTTTCTACCGAGGTAAACGTAGTGCTGATATTCTTAAAGTTAAACAATTCCATGATGCAGAATACACAGTTGTTGATATTCAAAATGGTCCATTCAGAGTTATTGTTGATGGCAAAGAAGTCGAAGAAGATGTAATGCGTCACGTAGTTATCGAGCACAAAGGTTATCGAGTTGACGTTGGATCTGGATTTAGTCTTGAACAACGTAGACTTTATAAAGCAAATCCAAATGCTATTCTTGGTAAACAAATCACAGTTCAATACTTTGAAGAATCTTTTAATCAGCATGGTGGCATTAGCTTAAGATTCCCAACAGTAAAGGCTGTTTATGAAACAGAACGTAATTTTTAAATATAACTAACATGAAAGAAAAACTAAAAGGATTCCTTAACTTTTTTAACACGTACATACTATGGTTTGGTATGGGTGTCGCGACACTGTTCGCATTAGATCTAGCAAATTTTTTAATGACATATCCAAACGATATTGCATTCTTCGCTGGACTCTTTATTTACACAACTTGTATCGGTGCGATAGGATACTCAATTTACACAGTAATCACAAACAATCAAAATAAAAATAAAAATGAAAATTAAAGCAATCGTAGTATTATCAGCATTGATCTTTGGATCAATCTTCTTAATTAATTCATGTGAGCGTATTGACGCAGGACATGTAGGTGTAAAAGTTAACATGTATGGATCTGGCAAAGGTGTCGGTGATGTAACAGAATGTACAGGATGGGTCTTTTATAATCCATTGACAACAAAGATTTATGAGTTTCCAACTTTCATGCAACACAAAGAGTACAAGAAATTTGAAGAAATTGACAACTCATTTATTGTAAACTCTAAAGATGGATCTGAGTTTCATGTTTCGCCAATTATTAACTATTCAGTTGAACGCGAGAAAGTACCTTTTATCTTTTCAAAATATCGTAGAGAATTAGGTGATATTGAAGAAGGATTCTTAAAGACAACTATTTATGATGCTTTTAGAATGACAGCCAATGCTTACACAGCCGAAGAACTAATCTCAAATCGTCAAATCTTTGAAACAAAAGTAAGATCTACATTGGACGCTAATTTATTAAAAGAAGGTTTTGTTATCAGTCAATTGACTTCAAACTTAATCTATCCTGAAACATTTAAACGTGCAATTGAGGCCAAGAACAATGCAGTCCAAACAGCATTAACTGCTGAAAACCAAGTTAAGACTGCTGAAGCTCAAGCAAAAATCAAAGTGGCAACAGCAACTGGTAATGCAGAAGCTATGTTAACTGCCGCAAAAGCCGAAGCTGAAGCTAACCGAATGAAGCAAGTAACTTTGACTCCACTATTATTACAACTTGAGTGGATCAACAAATGGAACGGCCAATTACCTAGTACAATGTTAGGTGACAAATCAAACACTATGTTTGGTATTAAATAAATTTAAATAACTAACATTTTAAGATCCCTGTGTATTTTTACACGGGGATTTTTTTGTAATAAAAAAGGTAATATATACAGAAAAAATCTGATTATAATGCCAAATAAATTCAAATATAAT